CTCTGTAGCTGAGGGTGCGTAGCTTTCGCCTATTTGAATCTCATAATTAATTTGTGCTTTCCCTGTGTTTTTTAAAAAAAAAGTACTTGGTGAATCTTCTCCTGGCTGAAAACCATAAGCTACATTATCCCCATTTAGACAAAAAATCTCAGGGCTTAACTGATCTTGGCAAAGCTCCCTAAAGTTAAAAACTCCAGCTTCTGCATTATTCTGAGAGATCAAAACTCTCCCTTTCAAAACAGAATTAACGTACACATCAAAAACATACTTAAATTTTGGTTCCGTGGTGTTATTACTACTTACCACTATTATTAAATCTCTACCTATTGGCTCAAATTGTGAAGGTGATTGTTCTAAATAAACTGCCATTTTTTAAGTTGTTTCAATATTATCTAATTTACCAAAAGTAAAGTCCACATTAAACTCCACATCTTTAAGCCATTCATTTTGTAATTCCTCTCCTAACTTATTATACTCCTCAATAAAAGCCTCAGTATAGAAGTGGGTGGCCTCTGTTCCATACTTACCTATTTTACGAGCTATTACATAAGCCATACTTTTAAGCCTTGCATCTGTCCTCTTTAAAAGTTGACCGTTTTTAAGGTTTCTGGGGTTTAGAGGTTTAATCCGTACCCACTTTAAAATATCAGAAATAGGTGGCTGCTTTCCTGGTGGCCGCCCCTCTTCTACATACTCTAAATAATTACCTCCCACTCCTCCAGCTCCAAAGTCTAATGTAATTTTATCACCTCTCTGGTTAAGGTCATAAAGTAGAGATTTGGAAAGCCTACCACTTGAATTAATCTTAGTCGAATAGCTGGCTCCTCTTGGGCTTTTACGCCTCCTTTTTACAGCCAACAACTGTTTAGCTTTCTCCACTACTTTCTCAGAAAACTGCTCCAGCTCGGCAAAGGTATTATTTGTTTCTATGCTCATTATCCACTTACCAAATTAGTGTCTATAGGATCCTTTTTTGGTTGGTCACAAGCGTTAGACGAATAAGGAACTGTAATACTAAAGGAGGCTGTGTAGCCACAAAGTACATTTTTATACTCCTCAATAAATGGCTGGGCCTGTAAAGGGTAACCCACTGTAAATAGTTCATCTCTCTTGAAAACTGTTAGTCCATGCCTTATCTCTGCATCTAAATCTGTGAGGTTTCTAAGGGTGTCACTCAACAACTCCAAGATCCTTTCCTCCTTATTCTCTTTCTGAAATAACAAGTCTGCACACACAACTTCTATGTTATAAGTTATTTGCCCCACCTCTACAGAAACAAGCCCAGGAATAACATGGACTAGAGGAAATAGAGTTTCCTTCTTTAAGTCCATCAAATCTATCTGGCCATAATTAAAGGACTTTACAAAGTAGTGATCTGTGTAATACTCTTTAAGTAATTCGATAAGGTTTAAAAGTGTGATCATTATCCTCTATTTCTTTGGGTTCTTACTGTTTCTGCGTTCTTATCTTTTAGCCAAGATAGGTATGTTAGGCTTTCATAAATTGGTTTTTTGGTTATCTCCTCAATATCTAAAAACCTATCATTGCTCATTACTCCAAGGGTATTGTACCACCCATACTTTTCAGCTACGGAGTTGTGCAATTTTTCGCCTTCTCTTTCGTTTTCCTCCTCCTCTCCTTTTCCTCCACTGTAAAGGTTTTCAAAGTCATTAATAAGTCCGTCCCTAAACGAAAAAAAAAAGACTGAGCACCGATCACTTTATCCATTGGCAAATCTAAAAACCCCTCTGCATTTTCTTTAATGTGCTGGTCATTGTATTCCTCTATACTATAAAGCTCCTTCTTTTGTTTCTCTATTGGCCTGAATAAAATACTCATTATTTTGTGAGCGTTCTGCCAATATCCACCTTGTTTCATTAGCTCCTCATAATCCACCCACTCCCCAGTGGAGAGCTTGCTGAGGTTAGGCACAAAGCCAAAATCTTTCCCTTTAAAATTAAACGTCTGCTGAAATTTAATTTCTGCATTGTTGTCCTCTAATATCTTGACTACATCTGAATAAATACTATTAAGGTCTTTTAGGTTTAAGCTCCTTACGTCTTTGGTGCTCATACCACAGAACATCTCCACCACCACCATTTTTTCCTCTAAAGGTGAAGCGTTACGACTTCGGGCTTTGTGTAAGGTATAGGCTCTGAATTGCCCTAGAGTAATCTCACTCCACTTTGTTGGTATAGTTATCTCCTTTGTATTCATCTGTTATTAATTAGTATCAGTTAGTTTCTTTTTGTTCCTTATTACATCACCTCATACTGTCCACTGAAAGGCTGCTGGAGCTTCATAATTAAACCGTACCGAATGGCATCTATACTATGGTTAAATTTATCCAGTGGCTCATTAAGGATCTTTTGGTTTTTGTCCTCCTTGTATTTGTAGTTCCTAAACTCCTTAATGATGTCTGTACTGGAGGAGGTCACAAATAGCTTATAAGTCCTCATTAAGTCAATGCCTATTCTTATGCTGTCTGGCCCTTTTTTAGTGGGCTTAATATTAAAACCCGTTCGGTGTATCTCCTCAATGCTTTTAGGTTCTGCGCTATCCGCAAATATCTCAGCAGCTCTGGTTATCTCTAATATTTTAAGCTCGGTGCTAATATCTTGGTTGGTTAGTCCTGTGGTGTAAATAAGCTGGTCAAAGTATAATTCCTCTCCTCTCTTATAAATCCTCACTAAGCAAGTTGGATCGTTGGAGTACCCAAAATCTAACCCCATGCAAAGCTCTTTTGCATTCTCTGGCACTTCATCTACTTGGCCCACATTATCGAATACTAAGCTCCTAGATTTACCTCTTTCACCTAATCCATAAATGGCCCAGTAATTACTATCTGTTTCCTTTAATCTTTCAATCTCCTCAATTACTGACTTAGGGAGGAATGGATTATCTAGGTAGGTGCTTTTGTAAAAGGTGGCATCCTCTCTGGTCATTACCTTTTCATAGATCCAATGGAATTCGTCTGAGGGGTTGTAGTCTATTATAATTTTGTCTGTAGTCCTAAGTGATAACTGCACCCAACTTTCCAAATCTATCTCATTGCACTCATTTATAAAAAGTATATTCCTTTTACGACCTCTTACTTTCTGGGGCTGGTCTAGGCTTATAAACTCCACAAGGTTTCCAAACAGTAAATATGTTTGCTCACTTTTATTGTGGTGCTTTTCTGTGTAGTAATTCTCCTTTTGTATTATCTCTAAAAAATCCCTCATGGCAGAGGCTTTCAAAGCTGGTAATGTCCTTCTACATATTGTAATAATGGAGCCGCTATCTTTATTTTCCCAGCAGTAATCTACTAATACTTTTATGATGGAATAAGTCTTACCTGACCTTGTGCCACCCTGGTTTATGGATATTCTAGTTTGACAATTTGAAACATCGTAATATGTTTTTGGTTGGCTAATCAAAGTATTTGTCTATTGTTTCTTTGGCTTGGTCGAATCCAGTACACACCTCAGCTTTGTAACCTCTCTCTCTTAATTTAGTGATCACCTCTTTCTGGTGAATGGAGGCATAATTTCCTTTTACTTTTAACTCTATGGCTAGGCCATGATATTCTCCTCTAGGCTCTAGGATTAGAAGATCTGGCCACCCTTTTTTATAGCCAGCCGCTTTCATCTTTCTGGCTTGTGTTATGCTTGTCCTTATCCCTCCAGGACTTCCATTAAATAGAATGTCCTTTACTTTCATTCTTAGGTAACCCACCACCGCCACCTGTAAACCTTGTTCACTTTGTTTCATTTACTTTGGTGAGTATGTTTTTAAGAGTTTATGTAGGATAGTTCCCACACACATACCTTGCTCCTTCCAGTAATTAATTAAGGTATTGGCCTCTTCATAATTCTTTAATGGAAAGGCTATGGAAATAGTTTTGTGCGTTTCGTTTTCCTCCTCCTCTTCACCCTCCACAGCATCCAGTTCCACCTCCTCGAAAGGGAAACCCTCCAGCCCCCATTCCTGGAGTTGTAAAGCATCCCACTCATTCCCTAATATATCCCAATCCCACTCTCCAAAGCCTACATTGTCTTTTACTATAAACTCCCTTTCCTGTTCCTCAGTTAGCCCCTCAGCTTTCAAGATGTACACCTCTTTAAGTCCAGCCTCAGCACAAGCCTTTAATCTCATGTTACCACCTAATACAATCATATCCTTATTTACCACTATGGGCCTAAGTTTTAACATCTCAGGAAACTCCTTAATCGACTTTACCAGCTTCTTAAATTTGTCCTCCTTTATAAATCTAGGGTTGTCTTTATTTGGCTTAACCTTTCCAATTTTTACTAATTCCATTTATTTATTATTTAATAGTTCGTTGGCTTTTACTATGGCTTTGTTTCGGGCTTCTATAATTGTATTGAAATCTTGCTCATGTACAATCACCCAATTATCCTTTCCATGTATTTCTTTAACTATAGATACATCAGTAGTGAATTGTTTTTTTGCTTCCACTAAATCCCTGAAACGTCCTATACTAATAGATATAATTTCACTATAAAAGAAGTCAACGTACACCCCCCACTTCATAGCGTTAGGTTGAGTGTAGAAAGCCTCTATAAAGTCAAACATTAGTTTATCGTGGGAGCTGTAGTCTTGATACATATTCTCTAAAAACCACTCTTCAAACTTATTTTTTGCCTCTCCTGTTAATTTCATTTATTCCTCTTCTTTTGGTTTCTGTTTATTCAATACCCAGCTTGGAGCCAGAAGCTCATTGCCTCCACTTGTTACATCTATCCTCTCAACTCCATAACCTCTTTCCCTACCTCTATTATTCAGCTCGTACATGATCAAAGTATTACTACCTGGCTCCTTCTTTTGGATCCTACTGAGCAGCTCGTTTTCTAAGAAGTCTAATCTTAAATTCATTACTTCACTCACCTTCTTTGCAAAGTCTTTGTCCTCTCTCTTCCAATAGTTGTATTGGGTTGCGCTAACCTCAGCAGCTTTGCAAGCAGTTGTAGCAATTCCCATTGTTTTCTCTAGGGCTTTTAATACTCTAGCCTTAGATACTGTGGTTCTAAGCTGCTCCTCTTTTTTTAAGATGACGGTTACTTTCGGTTTATCCTCACTCTTAACCTCTTCTTTGTCCTCCATGTTTTGCTAATTAATTATGGTATTCGTAAGATATTCGTAAGAATCGTAATCACTCACTAGATTATCCATAGGCTCATAAAGCTCTAGGTTATCACAGAAGGGTATGTCTAAAGAATCTGGAATGTTTATGGTGGCTACTCCTATATTTGTCCTCTCATAAACTTGACCGTTTAAGAATATTTTACAAGTCATTTCCTGAGCTCCATTACATAAAGGCTGGAAACTATCAAACTCATTACACCCTCCGTTGTTTCCATAGGTGTACCAATCCATTTTAAAGGGGTTTACGCTCACCAATGAATCTTGTACGCCATAATCTAAGTCTGTATAAAACCATTGGACTGTAAGGCCCTCTAAGGGTAAATAAAGATAAGGATTACCATTACACTTTACCCTGTGCGTGGCATCCCAATCTAACCCACAGTTTACATCTTGAATCTTATTATTCCATAAAGGGATAACGTCTACAATATACTCAGCTCCGTAGTTTATTAAGAACTCATTAATATCTTCTAGGGTGTATGTGGTTCCATATCCTGAAAACACTACCTGAAAATCATTAATATCTACTGCTCCATTAAAGTCAAAGTCAAACTTACAAGGCTGGTTACTGCTTTCTTTTAATAGTCTGGAAACCTCCTCTATGGGGATCTCTTGAATGTTATGTTTCACCAGTTCTTGGTGGAGGGTTTTGGCTGTTTCTGCATCATTATTAAAAAGGAGTTTATTACATGATATAGCAATGAGGGCCACTAATGCAATTAAAATCCAAATAACCGTAGGGTGGGTGTATTGTTTCATTTGTTTGATTTATTCTGAATAAAGAGCGGGTGACTTGTGGGCTTCTATAACTTCTTTAGCATCATCTAATGTTCCCGAGGTATTACTAAAAAAACACTCAATCCAAAAAGGAAACCACCACCTCCAAACTTGCGCTTCAAACCCGTTATAATTATCTTTTACTACTCTGTATTTTTTAATTTTCATTTGTTTGTTTTAAGTTCTAGCTCTGTTCCTGTTAATGCAAAGTAAAGGTTCTGTAGTTGGTGGACGTGTTTTAATGCCCTACTATTCCCACCTGATTCATAAGGCACTCCCACCGCAAAAGTCAAGTCTTTTTCAATCCGCAAATAAGCATAACTTCCAATGGAAATGCTATTTTCAACAAACCCAAACTTTACAAGCCACTCTTCTGTTAGTGGGATGGGTTCATAATTGTGGGCCATTCCTATAGTAATATAGTCAGCCTCAAAATAATCCATACCCTTAAAGACTAAGTTTCCAACTCTTAATTCTATCGCCTTCATTTTGTTTTAATCTTCTAATAGAGTGAACAGCTTATTATCTATGGCATAAATTAACTGGATAAAGTATCTGGGGTTTGTAATTTCGCTGGAGGTAACAGAATTATGATTATAACCATTAGTAACTCTAATAGTTTTCACCTCTAGGGTGGTGAGCTTTGTTAGCTGCTGAGGTGTAAGATTAAGATAAGCAGAACCATCACAGTTAAAATCATTCCAGGAGGTTAAATTTATCTTTGTACCGTCCTTAAATAGAATGATTATTTTGTTATCCTCCACACAGTTTCCCAACCCTATTAATTTAGCAGTAAGAAAACCAACCTTATCTCCTGTGAGATGTATAGTTAATTTAGCTCCTCTGCTCCTGTCCTCATTTGCTACTACTAAATCGTAAGAGGTCATGTAATAGGTTTCATCTTCCATCATGTCCTCCCAGTAATAAACGTAGGCACTATCTGTTTGGGCTTGTAAATTTATAGCTCCTAAAGCTATAGCGAGTATTAAAATTATTTTTTTCATGTTTGTTTGTTTTTACTTGATTATTAATTTATGTCTTATTTCCGTTCGTAAAGAACCAGCCAAAGGATTCGTTGAAGAACTCCTCAAAGTGCCTCCATGCCCTTCTTAGGGGTATTAGGAAGCGTGTTATGTATTCTCTAGTTCTCATTTAGTGTTGCTTCTATTTTCTTAATTACTTTTTTTAGGTCGTTTATTATGCAAGGTGGGCAGCTGGTCGGGGTTTTCCTTGTGCCTAGAATATCACTGTATAGGAAATAAGCCTTTTGCAAATCCTTTGCGCTCACTCTTTCTAAACTTAGAATGTCTTTTAGAAACTCCTTGTTATCCATTAGCTCCTCCATCTCCTGTTTAGAGCTGCCCCAAATATCCAGAGGGCAACTTCCAAACTTTAACTTTGTTTTGTAATCCATAAAACACCCGCAAAGCCTTTTCTTTTCTCCTTCATGCACCACCCACTCACCCACTACTGGCTTTCCACAAGTTCTGGTTTTATCCCTAAAATGAATGCAAGAACTACAGAGGGCAATTCTTTTCTCCTGTCTTTCTTTGCTAGACTTCCAGATCATTGTAGTGTTCTTTAATGTGGGCCTTTACTTTCTCGATTGTGTTGTATAAAATTTTCCTAGATATTCCACTTTGTTCTGCAAATTTGGTGAAGCTCAATCCTGAGCCTCCGAAATACACATTGAATACTTCTCTCTCAAAAAATGGCAGTCTCTTAATTATGAGCTCCACCTTTTCCATTTCCACCAGATGCATAAAGTCAAACTCTGTTTGTTCCTCCTCCAAGTAATCAATTACCTTATTCTCGGATCTGTTTTTATTCCATCTTAATTCACTTTTGTAAAAGTTTGATCTTTTACTATAGAGCTGGAATTTCATTATCTGAATACAATACGCCTCGGCTTTGTCCTCCTTATCTAACCTCTCCAGAAGTTCCTTATCTTTCTTGAGCAAGATCAAAAACAACTCCTGTACTAACTCCTCTCCTACCTCTACGCTTTTAGCTAAACCTATAGCTACTGACCTATAAAATTGATATTTACCCTCATACCTTTTAAAGCTCATTATTTACAAAAGTAGAACATTATCTTTATATTTGCAGAAGTTTGTAATTTTTATTGGTTAGGGGTGGGCTGAGCTTTTTTAGGAATAATTTAAGTTGGCCCACCCTTTTTTCATTCTAATAAAGTTCTGTGTATTGTGACTCCATGGCCTCCATCACTATCAACTGGCTTTTAATCCTTTCATCTAAGCTAATTATACACCTCAGAAACTCCTCCTTTGTTTCGGCTACAAAATAGCCTTGTGAGTTCGCACATAATCCTTTTATGCATCCAAGAACTCTAATGGCTGCAATTACTTTTCTAAGCCTTGCAGCTGAGATTATATTTTTGCATCCAGCACCAATATCAGGGTGGAGCAGAAAATTAACCGTCAGGAGTATTTGGTGGTTTGGTGTGGCCTTTCCCTTGCCTATTTTAGTTTTTAGCATATCCACCACTAAAGGCATTATAACTCGGGTTTCAAAACCGCTAATTTCTTTTGTAATCTGTTCAAAGTTCGTAATCATTGTTTTGTTTTTAATTGGTTAAAATTTTAACGAGGTATAAAATAAACCCTACGGGTCGTTAACACTTAATTTTATACAGGTGTTAGGCACAATTAAAACATTGTTAATTGCTGTTGGTGTTTCTTTAATCTTTTGGTAGCTGCTTCAAAATAATCTTTGTCCATTTCGCAGGCAGTTAAATCATACTTTAAGTTGTGGCAAGCTAAAGCAATACTACCGCTTCCTAAATGAGTATCAAGTATTTTATTACCCTCTTTTGCATACCTCATTAATTGCCACTCATAAAGCTCAATTGGTTTTTGTGTTGGGTGTATTCTATTTAATTGCATTGCACTTGTTTTGTAAATCTTAGCACCATTTTTAAAAGAAGTCCAAGCCATTTCACACATAGCAAAACTCATATCTTCAGCTATTTTTTTATCCCAAACAATATAACATTTGCAGTTTCCTAATCTATCTAAAAAATAATTACCACCCCAAATAATTTGGTTCTTACTAACTCTTTTTAGTTCTTCAAAGTATTCAGTTGTAGGTGTGTTTTTATCCCAGTCCTTTACTTCATACTTTTCTTTAAAGTGAGTTCCGCTTGAGTTTATATTAATACCATAAGGTGGGTCAACTATTGCAAGGTCGAAATAATTATCTTCATACCTTGCCATTAGCTTCATATTATCTTCATTCGTTATTGTAATCATATCTATATTTTAATTCGTTAATAAAACTGTGCCTAACACACTTTATATGTCATTCGTACCTCACGCCACATACAGTAGTCATTGTAGGCAATTAAAATGCTAATGTTCTTTTAGTAGTTTCCCGCAACTTAAACATTCCTTTTTTTTTGATAGATTGTTAGCATAGTAAGATTCGCATTCTAAGTGTTCGCTTTGCCCTACAACACTATCTATAGGTAATGTTTGCCCTTGCTTTAGTGCTTCAATTAGTTTCGGTATTCTGTCCTTATACGCTTGTGGGCAAGTTTCCCAATAAGTTAAATTGTCAAGTATTTCAGCTATGTCTTTTTTTTGATATTCAGTCATAATTCAGTATTTATTTATTCGGGCAAAAACTACCCATAGATTTGACGTTAGGCTTAATACTAAGCTAGTTTTTTCAAAGCCTCTTCAATCTCTATATTGTGTTGCATTTTGTCTTTAAGTACTTGTTTATACTCAAGTAATTTTTGACCCTTACACCCTTCTTTTATTGCGTTATCTGCGTTCTTTATTTGGGTTTCATTCCAATCTAAAGCGTCTTTTAATATCATTATTGCTCTATTCATCTTTTTTTTATTTTAATAATCCGTACATAAGCCTAACACTAAATAAAACCCATAGAAAAAACCGGTCTTATTCTTAACGTTACCAATAATACTAAACTTTAGTGCTATCAATTAACTCATTGTATTCTTCAATCCATTCAACTGGTATTTTCATACTTGCATCATAGTATCTTACTATAGCACCTCTAACCTCTTGCAATCTTTCTAGTCTATTTACAAACTTAGGCTTCAATCCTATTGGTGGCATTTCTACTTTTTCGTGTTCTTTTTTCATTTTTTTATTTATTAAGTTTTATTATTATTTACCGCTACTAATATTATACCTATCATTAAGTTCTGAATGTTTTCCCTTTAAATTCCACTATGTTAAACATGGAAAAGATCCTATCATAAACTCTAGGCCCGTACTTGGCAGAAAACTCATATATCCCAGCCTCCAAATTACCCTCCTCTTTTGGATCATAGTTACAAGTGAGGTGAGTGAGTGCATGGTTACTGTATCTCTTCTCTAAAATATCTTTGAATAAATTTATCTTTCCGTAATTGCTGGCGTCTCTTTCTGTTTTTAGATCATCAAAGTATTTAGCTTTAGCTTTAAACCCGTTGAAAGTTCCTTTAATGTATTTCTTATTGAATACCTCTTTATCTGAGGGGCTACCACAAGCCTCATATTCATCCACTATTCCCATAGCGTGGTAACTCATAAAACTCTTATCGCATCCATTTAGGGCCAACTGTAGAGCTGCCATGTAAGAACTCTTACCAGTTCCATACGTTCCAATAATTAATAAGCCCTTTTCAAAGCTGGGAGTATTCTTTGAGCTCCAGAGGTTCTCACAATCAAAAAACCTTTTATCTTCTGAGAAATAAAAAATTAAAGTCTTTAGGTTATTAATGGCCTCTGGGGTTTCCTTAAACTCCTGGAGAGGGTTAAGCTGTTTCCAGAAGTATCTAAACCTACTCCATAGCTCTTTATCTGTAAATTGTATTTTGGGATCTTGAAATTTAAGCTCCTCTTTCCTTTTGGTATTTACTTCTGAAATTTTCATTTTTATCTCATTAAAGGGTTTCTGGTGGTTTGTTTATTATCATAATTTCCTTCTATTATCTTGACGAAATTAGAGGAATTAATTACCCAGTCAAAATTTGCTTTCCAGTTCCTGTCGTTTTCACCTTGTAAAAAATCAGAACCTTGTACTTTTTTAAAAGCATTACTCAGCTCCTCTCTGCCATGTTCTTTTATTCTAATTTTTAGATGATTTTTCCTTTCGGTGTTTAGAGCTTTTAACTTTGAAAGTTTCCAATTAAAGGAATTCCACTCTAAGATTATACCTTTATAATCTACATTAACATTATCATTTACATTTACATTAACATTAACAGTTGACTTAGGTTTAACCTTGGTTAACGTAGGTTGAACCTTGGTGCTAGCCCTTGCCTCTGCTGACTTTTTGCCCATGTTACTATAGCTTTTTAGCTGTTTATCCCACTTTAGAAGGTCAGCTTTAAGCATAGGTTTCATGTGGCCAAAAGCCATTTTAACAAGTAGGTTTTTACTCTCTGGGTTTTCATCATTCACATAGGCCAGAATATGTTTTAAGAGCTCACCAGCATCCTCGTTGGGCATCTCCTTAATCATGTTACTCCAATCTGAATAGAAGACGAATGTCTTTTTTCCTGTGGCCATTATAATTCCATTTTATTAATTTCTGTCCTGAGAGTTTTAGCCAGTTTTATGGCTGTGGATTTATCCAAGTATATCCAGGAGGGAGAGTAATCTTCATCTTTCATATCTACCTCAATATAAATTCTATTTTCTTCATCGAGGTAACAAATCAACTCATGTTCCTCTGCGTGGGTGTTTTCTTGACCAAGAAATACTATCTTTAAATTTGCCATTTTTATAAAGGTTTTTGAGATACCAGTAAACTATTAAATGAAAAGCCCCTTACTAAGTGGTGCATAGGACAGACCAAAATAGTAAGGGGCTCGAAAAAAGTGTTTTGAAGTGTCCTATGCTTCTAAGCTATAAATATAACCTTTTTAATCGAACTTTCGGTTTAAATTGATCACATCTTTTTTTAAAATTACATATTCGTACTCTCCAATCTCTGAAACGTCAACGCTATAATCTCTCCAGAGCATCATTCTGTTAATGTAATTTTTAATATTCACGTACCTCTTGTTTTTAACTATAAAATTCACCTCTCCATTATCTGGAAAACTTATTGTGATCAAAGCCAGAGGTATTCTTTTTTGTCTGCTCTCCTTCATGGCTTGTTATTTTCAATTAAAAAAAAGAGTTTAGAGGCTTTCACCTTCATAATTCTTGAAAGGGTTTCTAGGTAAGGGAGGAACCTACGCTCCTCCCTCATATTTCTATCCAATGTTGGCCTAGATATTTCAAGTACCTCCATAATTTCAGCTTTAGTTTCAAAGCTCCCTTTCAGAGTTTCTTGGAATTGTGTTATAGGAATCCAGGTTCTCATTCTTTGTTGAGTTTTACCGCTATAACTTGGCCAGCTTCAATGTACGTGGCTGGCTCGATTATCTCACCGTCCTCTGTTACCATCTGGTGCTTTTTTTGAGCCATCTTATAAGCTGTTTTATGACTTTCTTTAAGCCTTTTCAGCTTCATTTCTAAAACACTTATTTCTGAAATATGCTCAAACGACCACCTACCAGCTCCATTCCTCACTTGGATCTGTGCGCCATGGATCTTTAAATCCTTTGCCTCTACTCCATAGGTTTCTGCTTCTGTAAGGGCTTGATCTTTTAGCTGTTTATTAGCCAGTTTACAAGTTTCCTCCATATGCTTAATGGCTACAAAGGCTTCTAAGGGATTAGTAAAGCCCTCATTAACTGAGTTCACTAAATCTTGTGCCATTTTCGTAACTGAATTGTGCTCTAATAAGAGCGAATTTTCTTTTTTCATGTTTGTTTTTTAAAAGGGTTAGTCAATCATTTCCATTACTCGGTTAATATTTTGGGCCACCTCATCCATAGAGTAGGAGATTCTTCCATTTACAGAATTAAAAAGTTCTATTAGGTTTTGTGTAGGTTTTGGATCGCTTTCCTTTTCCTCACAAGTTGGCAATATAGGCTGCCTTGTGAGCTTTCTTATAAGGTGTTCACTCATTAATCTGAGCTCATCCATTCGGTTCTCAGTGTATAACAACCTTTCGTGTGCGGCCATTAAATTATCGTTCTGAGCTTTTACTTTTGTTGGTTCTTGTGTTAAATTTTCCATGTTTGTTTTTTAAAAGGGTGCATCTTTATCACTATCTAATCCTAGCTTTTTAGCTAGCTTTAATTTCTCAGGGCTTAACTCTTCACCTTTCGCTGTGGTAATATCCTCAAACTCTGGTGTCATTTTCATTTCGTCTTTTATGAAATCAGGGAGGGTTTCAAACTTTTCTAAATCCCAATTCTCATTATAGTCTAAAATAAAAATATCGTTAATTCCTTTCTCTGCTTTCACTCCTTTAGGTACTCCAGAAAGTGAGCTAATATTGGCATAAGATTTTCCATTTTTGCTTTCCTTATGAATCACACCCAAACTACAAGCAACCCCGATTAAATTTAAGATGTCGAAATCTCTAGCCTCGGCCTCAGTAAAGGTTTTACCTCTCCAGCTTTCAAGATCCTTTCTTAAATTAGCTTTCTCATGCATAGACAAAGTATATTCTTTAGAGATCACCATTGGCTCCATCTCTCCAGGCTTAAACTCTCTCATTTCTGCTGGTATCTCAAAAGTTAATCTAACCTTATCTGTTTCTTTAACTTCACCTTGATACTCCCAAGTGACCGTACCCACATGGATCATTGAGTAACATCTGGCTATGTGCGTTCCAGATGGTACTTTCTCTCTATTGCTCTCTTTTACTTTTGCTTTAATCATTACCTTAATTTATTGGTTTGTGGGTTTCTTTTAGGCGTTCCCGTATTCCTTTTACCATAATGAAATGAATCATCTAAATATTTACTTTGTTCTTTTTCTAAGCTCTGCTCCTGGAGCCTTAAAAACTCTCTGCTACTTTTGCTCATTGTCTATAAGTTTTTTGAGTGCTCTTTCTTTTATGAAGATTGCAGCCCCTCTGTGAGTAATTGATAAGCTCATGAAAGTGTTTACATTCATTTTTAAAGCTCTCGAGTTGTTTTCTTTTACAACTTTCTGGCTATCCTTTCCGATCAGTAAAACATGAAATTTGTTATACTTCTGTGGAAGGTGGGAGTGTAATTCGTCTGTAAGTTTTATCACTTCATAATCACCTTTTAAAATCTCCTTTACGTGTGCAAGTGTTTCTATTTCTTGCTGCTGAATAGTTCCATTTAGGAACCATATTACGGGTGCTGAATTCATGAGTAATAAATTTCTAAGTGAATTTTTTGGCGTTGTATTTCTATATCCAGGAGGGTGCAGCCTATATTGTCCTCTCCTACTTTCAAAGTGAAATTACTTACCATATTCTCACAGCTTGTAATTTGCTCCTTTGTTATGGATGTCCAAATAATTCTCATTATTTGCAAAACCTCCTCTTTATTGGTTAAGGTGCTCATGAGTTTAAAGTTTTCATTTTTAAATTCGTTAGCTTGCTTTCTGCTAGCCACCTATTAGCTCCTATTTCATCACATAACTCTATGCACTTGTTTGCTCTCTTTATCTGAATAGCAAAATCTTCTTCTAGGTATTTTAATTCAAGCTCTACTCTGTTAATCTTTCCCATGTTTATGTTTTTATTGGTTTTTAAAAGTGGGGGAATTTCACCCCCGTTTTTTTTATCTAAAGTCTTTTTTGAAGTGTATTTTTGTAGGTATGCCTTTTTCGTTTCTCTCACTACCTACCAAATAATAAACTCCTTCTGTTTTTTGTTGGTATATTTCAACTTCACTTGGTTCTAATCCTAGCTGCATCTCACATTCCATTTTAGCTGTTCCCATTATGAAATACATATCTGATTTTTGCTGTTCTGTAAATTTTGACATTTTTAAAAGTTTTATTGGTTTGCAATTATATTCAAATATAACACTTTATTTACATTAGAACACATAAAAAAGCATATTTATTTTTGTAAATATTCACTATAGGCTCTTAATAAGTAGACGGGATAAGGGTTTTACTCCTTTTCAAAAACTGTAAATAATATTGGAATAATAGAAAGAGCTGCTAAAATAAGGTTGTAATGATTCACACCATTAAGCTCGATATCTCCAAAAGCTGCTGCTGCCAAAATACCCGTTACCGTTCTTTTCGAGCTGAGTTTACCTTTCTTATCCTTTAACACCCCAAAGAGAGCTGTAAGCATAGAAAGAGATCCTTTTAATATTCCCATATTATTTTTAATACTAAATGCCTTAGAAACGATCTGAGGCCGTTTAAATAGGTTCCTTATACTGAACTTCTTTTTAGTGCTTTCCACCAGTGTTTTTTCTGTTAGGAATTAGCGTATCTACTATCCTTTTTATAAGGTTGTAAATTGAATTGTCCTTTTCGCTCGGTGTTAATCTCACAATCAACTCAAAAATAACAAGGGCCACACTAATGATCTCCCAAAGGTTTTCTGTAATAATATCCATAATTCTAATTTTTAATTAATTTCTTGTTGTATTGTTCCACCTTGCTCTGGTTTCTCTAATATCGTAATGTACAAAAGTATTATAAATTCCTATTCCTCCATCTAAAACATAACCAAACTGAGTGAGCACCTCTAAAGTCCTAAATAACCCCTCTGCGCTCAAATCTGAGGGGTTTAAGTCTGCCGCCTTACCTAATAGGTGTTGGCTGTTTTTAGAGCCTCCTATGCGCTTGTTGTGTTTTGTACATCTGTAGGCACTATTTATGGTAATTGACCTCCCTATGAAATCACGAATATCTTGTAACTCCTCAGCTAATTTTTTAATTTCCCATAAAACTTCATCTGGCATTTTGCACCCACACTTACACTCAAACTCTCTAAGCTTAAAATTATTTGTCAATCTCATTATTCTCTTTTCTTTTCTTGCACATTTGATATATTTTGATAGCTGTATAAACAGCGGACAGGGAGAGCACCACAATTTTTAGCATAGTTTCCACGTTTGTTAAAGTGAAACTAACTGCTCCAGTATTTACCAAAAGTATGTGGTCAGATAATAGACTACTTAGTACTTTTTGGCTCATTTCCTTTCCCAGCATTGCTCTCTTTTTTGTTAAGTTTTAAAAATAATCTAAGTTTCTTCTCGTTTTCTATTTTTTGCTCTTTTCTGTTCATCCTATTTCCATACCTCCCTCATAGTAAACTGTTCCTTTAATTGGCCACATTTGGTCGTTCGACCTTCTTACATTATACTCAGGAAATAAGCTGCTATTTGCACATAGATAGTCAATTAATCTCTCACTATAAAACTGTGCGTTATTTCTCTGCTCCTCCACTAATCTATCCAGCTCTCCTCTACTTATTGGAGAGCTATCTTCTGAACTGTAAGTGCTAAGACTTCCGTTATTAATCTTGTAAAGCATAGAGGGCAATATTTCCAATAAGGCCCAGTGTAAAGTGGCCCTCATAATAAAGTCCTCCAGGAGTGTTTTCTGGTCTGCTGTTAAATTAGCCGCCACAATAGCATCCTGTATTGTTTTGTAAAGGTTAGTTCCCAAAAGAGGCTGGATCCATTTATCCTGTGCTAAAATAAGTCTGGGCTCCAGAAAAGTAGGGTCTACACTTCCATTAATAGTTGAATACCTTTTTATGTATTCTTCATCTATAAATAATACGCTTTGAGGTAATGCCATTTTTAATCGTTTAAAACTTTAGGATTATAATTCGTAGCCGTTGGGTTGGTAATCGGAAAACTCGGCCTTCCAAGTACATCTGTAAAGCCATTAGGATTTATTACCTTAAAGTGCTTCATTAAGTCGGCTGGCAAAAATTGCCCTCCTTTGTAATCCTTTCCAGATATATTGATAGTCCTACCAGCTGGAACACGTTTAAGGAAATAAGTTAATCTCCTCCACTTGTGCCTACAGTTGTAACTCCCTTTCCATAAAAATATGGAGTAAGTACCAAAGGGCTTATTTGTAGTGGTAAAGCTCATTTGGTTAATATCCTCCTTTCGGTAAAGGTTATTCTTGTAGGTGGTAATCATTTCCACACAAAACTTTCTACTCGTGCTAATCGGTGCGCCTCCTACATACTCATATCTTATCCTATAAAAACCGCTGTCCATGAAAGAGCTAGCATCTGGATCATTCTGAATTGCAAAACTGTAGTTTTTGGAATAGTGGTTGTCTGCCTGGGGTTCTCCATCTACATCCTCCTCATCAATTAATATCCAGTCCTCCTCAAATTCTGTTCTGTCCTGTCCAATCTTGCTCATTTGCTCCAGCACTCCACTCTCCTCTGTAGGGTTTGGGATATATTTACCCTCACTTTCTTGGCCCTTTCCATCTTCGCTGAACTCCATTTTAGAAGCACTACAACAATCACCACTTAAATTCTGCTGTGAGCTTATTTCATCTTCATCTAATATTGGAGCATCCTTTTTTATTAATGTGATAGGTTTTAAGCTCTCAAAATACAAGTCTAAATTTATCCCTACCTCATTTAATAACTTGCTCAATCCTTTTAAAACTATTAATTGGTAAGGCTGCACCACAGTAGCCTCAAATAACTCAAATGAGGTTCTTAATTCGTCTGCATTATTTCCAAAACCTGAGCTATCTCTTATACCAAACAACATTGGGCTTGTTACCCTGTGGCCAATCATTATTTTTTGAGTAACCTCAGTACTTAAAAACTGGTATTGTTTGTCAGCATCCGAAAGAGGGAAAGGGGTCATGTCTGGAGCTCTGTCCTTTCCATCTGAAAAGGTCATAACAAACTTACCAGCGTTACCCGTTCCACTTAATTCCTTCTTTATCGTTTGCTTTATCTGGTTTCTTTTTTCAATTCCAGGAACTCCATTATTAAAGTTTATAAGAAAGCTAGGCGCTAAACCATTCTTAATATTATTAAGGTGGTAAATAGCTATCTCCTTATCCAGCTCTATGTAATTAACAGCCCCTAAATAGTCAGGCTTTGGATAAGTCTTATCTCCTACACTATAACCCTTAACACAAAATAACTGGTTTGGATAAAGCTGTTTGTCCTCTGGATTAAAAGCAGCTATTTCCAAAGGTGTATATTCCTTTCTTCTGTACTGAGCCCAATCTTCACTATAAAAGTAGGAAATTGGCTCTCCATCCTCATTAGGCTCTCCAGCTCTTACCTTTTGGAATGGCACATGGTACATTTCAGTAAAAGTTGTTCTATCTAAACTATAAACTACATTCAGATAAAACCCGTTGAATACCTTTAAATCTTTAATGCACTTTTTTACTTCATCCTCTCCTAATGTTTCCATAAAGGATTGGAGCCTTAACCATTGGTCTGGTTTTTCATCTCGATCTTTAGCATTTAACCCCTCTCCATAGATCATATCTGAGATACCGTTGATTAAAGCAGAATGTACAGCACTATTTCTAGCCAATCCAATTAAAAAATCTGGGTATAAATTATCCTCTCCATAATTTATCCAACCTCCTCTACTTGAATTCTCTGTAAAATCTTGATCATAATGAGAACTTAACCCAATACCATGGACTTCTGAAGAGGTAGGGGTTTTGGGTATAGTGCCTTTGTTAATTGTTCTGTTAATTGTTCTTTTATTGGCCATTGTAAGCTATTGAGTTGGTTAATGGTTCTGCATATTCAGTAAAATAGTCCTGTGCCTCTCCAAATAATAAAAGTCCTCTTTCTACAAAGTGAGCTTTGTCTGGATCTGTGAGATCAATATCTATTTTAATCTCATCTATAGCGTAGCAAAGGTAATTATAATAACCACCAGACTGAATATTTAAGCCTTGATCGGTAGGTAATGCCGATCCGTCTGTGGTAATTTGAAAAATTCTCCAATATCTTGGGCTTTGCACAATATACTTTTTAGGCACAATTACCTTATGCTCTTTCTGTGTAAGCTGGTCTGTTATTACAAAAATAACTCCTAAAATAGAATCTTTAAAAACCCAATCTTTAAAGCGTTCGTTTATTGTACATACCAGTTCTTGATAATAACTATCATTAGGCTTTAGCTGTAACATTATGCTTGGGTTTCTTTGTCCTCGTGCTGGGCTTTCTGCTCCTCTTTTACCTTCTTTGCCTTTACCTCCACAACTACATGAGGGGCCAGTTTTTTAATTAACTTGAGGGTTTTCTGGGTGGCGTTTTTAAGGTCTACTTTTTTACTCCCAATATGTACGTTGTCTTTTATTGCTTTTAGCATCTTTTTAAGATTAAAAAAAAAGGGGCACCCAGTAAATAGAAGCCCCTTTTTTTAAAGTTATTTTTATAAAGCTCTCTTATTAATTACGCATAAGCGGGAGCCAAAGTAACTGTTCCGAAGTTGTCAAAAGGTAGTGTTGCATAACTTTCTAATCTTCTAGCTGGCAGCTTTTCGTTAGCTGAGAAAGTTAAAGTGTAACCATTGGCATCTCCTTTAGCTTTTCCCGTTGCTGCTGTTCCAGCTGTTAACTCTGCTGAATCGTACTGGCCAATTAACCAGATATTGTCATTGTTATCTAAGACAAAAACACACATTCTTGACTGAGCCACGTTAAGAAGCTCCTCCCTGTCTGCTGCTGTTAACTGCATAAGTGAGATATTTACCACTTGGTTCCAGAAAACTGTACCATTATCTACTGAGCTGGTAATAGTTTCAATAAAATCACCTACCGCTTGGCTTAATTCGTATCTGTAAATTGTAGCAGTTGGTAAAACACTTATTTCCTCTCCAGCGTTGGTAGTTATTCCAGTAGTGAAGTCAGAGTGTAACCCTAAAAAAACCGTTTTAATTCCTCCAATCTTATCTTTACACTGGAGTAGTCTACCAGTTGTTAATGTACAAGGCATCTATTTAATTTTTAAAGGTGAATATTAAGCTGGTACATAATCATACGTTACAACGTCTGTTCCGATAGCGATCTGAGTACCTCCTGTGAATCTGTAAACAACTCTTACATTATCACTTCCATCCAAGTTACCCATATCCAAAACTTTCGCCTCATTTAGATCACCTAACAGGTTAGTTCCAAAGAAGAAATTAGTTTTTAAACTTAGCATCATTCTGTCAGCTTCCATTCCATTAGCAATCTCAATCTGGATCCCGTCAAAGTCTAATGGCTTAGTTCCTACATAAGACTGGAATTGATAGTTTCCAGCTCCTAAAGCGTTAATGTATGCACTTGCAATTGCTGGCGATACATAAAGTCTAAGGTCTGGGTGGAATAATAACTGAGCTGGTATTTGTGCTTTCAGTAACTCTAACGCCTCAATAACATCTGCTGAAACAGTCGGATTTTTCACCGCTGTTACTTTCTGAGCTGCTGGTACAAATGTTCCAACTTGTGAAACCTCCCAAAGTCCGTCAAAAGACTGGTAACCTCCAACTGCTAAAGTCTTATCACCTTGCCAGATATTGTACTCCACATCTTGACCAATCTTACCAGCTACGTGTAGTAAAAGATAAGTTTCAAAGTTTGGTGGAATTACTGCATCTATTCTTAAACCTCCTGTTTGCATTGCCTCCCAATCTTCTCTAAATGGCTGCTTACAAAGCTCCAAGTTTACTTGTAAATTGTCTGGAGTTATTACCCTTTCAGCTAATGTAACCGCTGCACTCCCTACTGTGAAATCACAAGTTTGGGCCGCAATCAATCCACTAGATGCAAGAGTTTTTAGTACTCCTTTATATTTTACATTCTCTTTAATCTCAATAAGATTCTCAGAAAGTGTCTTTCCACTTAAAAGTGCGGCAGCAATATAGGCCTGTGCTAATTCACCAGCATAAGTGGTAGTGATAGTTGGCTCTGCGAAATTGAATTTTTTACTCATTTTTAGTTATTTGAAGATTTAGAGAAAATATTCATTGCTCTCTCTGCTGCGTTCATTTGTGTAAGTGGCTTTTGCAACTCTACTTTCTGCACTTGGTTTAAATTACTTTTCTTGTGTACTGGAGTGGCTGCCGACAGCTTGCTAAAATTTCCGCTTAACTCCTTGGCTAAGTTTTCCATTTTAGTATCGAAGTCTTTACTTAACTCTTCAAGTACTGCAATCAATTCCTTTTTAGAAACTGAGGCCTCAACTACTTCCTCCACAACTTCCTCCTCTATTGCCTCTACAGGTATAATTTCGGTCACTGTTCCGTCTGCTATTACAATCACCCTTCCATCTTCGAGTTGAAAATCTCCAGTTGGTAATGGCATCTTATCACCCTCCTCTGTTACTACATACCCTAAAACACCAACCGCCCAATCTTCGGCATCTGTGCCAATTACTGTTCCGTCTTTTAGTTGGGCTTCTGCCATAAGAGTAATCTCTTCTTGCATCCCTAAGAGTGCTTTAATTTTTGAAAGTTTGCTTGTTGCCATTTCTGAATAAGTTAATTAATCGAATAATATCGTTGTAATATAGTAGCCCAATATTAGTCTTGTTCCTTTATGATCTTTTTTATCTCCTCACAAAGCATCTCTTCACTCAGGTTTTTAGGCACTTCACTAAGTACTTTAGTCTGTCTTTTTACTTGCTCCATCTTATTTACAAAGAAGCCCTCAATACTAAATCCTTTTGTCTTACCTGACTTAATTTGATCTTTCCATATGCTTTCATCATTCACCTTTATGGCCACCATCCAAGTACCTATTGGAACCTTAAAACCAAAAGCCTCAGATTTATCCACAGGGCTATCTTTTATCCAGCTCTCCACTACTGTTAATCCTTGCAGCTTTGTTTGGTGCTCCAGGGTTGTGTTGTGCTGTTTGTCATTCTGGAGGAATAACTGGCTGGCAAGTCTTACCGTACCCTTAGAAAACCACACGTAATACTCCTTTCCTGTTTCTTTGTCGTACCTAAATATTTGCTTGTTAGGAATAAGGGCCGCACCGATTAAAATCTTTCGGTCTGTATCGGAAACCGCAAAAGTAAAATTACTTTTTGTTTGGTCTTTAAACGCCAGAAAGTTCTCTTGTATAGCTGGCTCACCAACCAAACTAATGGCATCTACTCCGAACTCACTTTCGTTTTCATCAATTATTAATTCTACTATTTCAGTCATTTTATTCTAATTTTAAATTTATGTTATAATGTGCTTTGATCTTTAATTACTTGGCTTGCCTCCTGTGAGCTGCTAACATCACTTTCTAAAACATAGGCTTGTACTGGTGCAGCTTGGCCCACTTGGCTGGTATCTCCTTCTCCTAAAAAGCTAAAATCTATATTGGCCGACTCTTCTGGACTACCTAAGTCTGGAGCTCCACCACCTCCACCACCTCCACCACCACTTGGAAGGTCTGCCGTTGGTGCTGTTCCGCTACTACTTATGGCTTGAATACTTTTGGCCGCACTCGCTATTGTGGAGGCTATAGACAAAGCACCTTGCGCTGTGTTTGCCGCAATTACTGGAATGGCAGAAATACCACCACTCGCTATGGCTTGGGGTGTTGCTAAAGCTAAAGTATTAGCAGCATTAATACCAGATACCGATTCACTAACAGACTTAGCGGCAGTTCTTGTTACGTCTGCAATGGCTAATGCTTTAGATATGTTTTGCATTTTCTTACCACCCAATGAAAGAATGTTTTGAAGGTTACCCAAATTTTCTTGTAATTGTGATTCTTTAAACGCCTTGGCCTCCTCCTCTATTTGTTCATCCTTTTTTATTTTGTCCTCTGCCAGCTCATTACTAAGTATTTTATACTTCTTTTCTATTGCTAACTTTTGGGCCTCAAAATTATCGGCATCCTCTATGGCTTTTAGTTCTCTTTCCTTTTGCTGTTCTAGTTCTAGTTGGGATCTTTCGTTTTCGCTTTCTATAGCCAATAAAGCCAGCTCATCAGTTAACGCCCTGAGCTGTTCGGCTTCGGTTCTTAGTTTTTCTGCTGCTGTCTTTTTTTCCTCTTTCTCTTTCTCCTCTTTTATCAGTTTGGCTTCCGCTATTTCATCATTACTTTTTTTCTTTATTTCCGCTAGAGTAGCCGCCTCTGCTTTGGCAGCATCAATTCGAGCTTGTGCGCTCTGTTCGTCTTGCTTTTTATCTTGTAATAAATATCCCGCTTTGGTGTTCTCCAATACTCCTAAGGCTCTCTCTGTTTCTATTCTCAAAGCCTCACTTTCTGCCTCTAAATCCTCCGCATCAAATAAGAATGAAGCCGCACCCATAGCGAAGTCCTCAGCGAAGGTTGTGGCCTCATTTAACACCCCTATTTTTTCAAGTCCATAACTTAGAGCATCAACCGCCACCATAATTGAGGTGATAGGCAAAGTCATAAAAGCAATAATTCCAGCGGCTATCTTCTGGTTCCTTGCCTCTGCATCAATCTGAAATTGAATTGTATTTCTTTGCAGTTTTAAATCCTCCGTTTTTGCATCAATAATGGACTGTACTTGCTCTCTTTTTAGGTTTCTTATTTCTCTTTCACTTAATCCTTGTAATCTTAATGAATCTTCTGTTTCTTTTAAAAGCTCTAGTTTTAATTCCTCTTGAGCAATTATTTCTTTGGTAGTTTCAAGTAGTTTTTTATCTGCTTCATTTACTCCAGTAACTAACTTTTTAATGTCCTCCCAATACGCCACCAATAAACCAGCGGCCACCACAAAAGCACCTATTCCAGTAGTCAATAATGCCGCCCTGAATAACTTCATTCCTCCAGTAGCTAACTTAGTTACCGCTGTGGTGGCTATGGTTACAACCGCCCTTGCTTTCTCTGCTATTGCTGAGTTCGCTATTGTCTGGGTTAGTTTGGCTTCTGCTATAGAGCGATAACCTACAGCTATGGCAATAGCTCCCTGAGTTTTCACCATAAGCTCCTCCATCTCTTCGCTTTCCGTACCCATTAAGGCCATGGCTCCTGTGGCTACTGCAAAACCTCCAGCTACTCCCTCACCAAATTTTACAAACTGCTCGGCTTTGGCTGCTGGGTCTAGCGCATCTATTCCCCTTTGAAACCCTCCAAGCTCTCCTTTAGCTACTCCTAACTCCTTGCTTAATTGCTTAAACTCCGCGCTCCCTAAGTCTGCATTTTTTAACTCATTCTCTAAATCACTCACAGCAGTTTCTAAGCTGTTTATATTTCTAACAGATTCAGTTATACCGTCAACCTCTAATTTAACCACGTATGTTTTAGCCATCTTTTTTATTGTTTATCCTTTATAGGGTTTTAGTTGTGTATAGGTCTGGGTACAGGAGGCTGTAATATAATCTGAGCCTCTAGCTCCAGAATGTATTAAAAACATTTGGATACCAGATGTAGTTATGTGATAATGGATATAGTAATTAGTGCTGGTTTCATACTGATTTACTCCCTTTGCTACATTCACTCTGTAATCTTTAGCCCCAGTAGCCGCATTGTCCGAGTTTCTATAAATCATATTTGTATCTGTAAAGGCTTGGGGATTCATAACTGTAAAGGCTCCACTTTCAAAACTTAGAA